ATACGATAAACAAACTTGGCCAAATGAAGATCCACAAAGCCAAGTAAATGAAACAAGAATGGGTCGTATTGAAGATGGGATAGCAAATGCTTATAATGTATCTTTAATAGCAATAAGTAATACTGCACCAAGTGAATATAGTGTAGGAGATATGTACTATAATACTACTGATAATAAAATATATACTGCAACTGACACTGATACTTGGAGTGAAACAGGAACAACACCTATAAGTGATAAAACTTATGTGTTAGTTACTGATAATACAACCTATGCTTATCTTAATGGTACATTAGAACAGATTGGTGGTAGTAATGTAGAAGTTGTTGATAGTTTGGATAGTGATAGTACAATAAATGCACCAAGTGTAAGAGCAACTAAACAAATGGGTATATATTCAACCGATGAAACTATTGTAGGGACTTGGGGAGGAAAACCACTATATAGAAGAATATATAGCACAGGGGCATTGCCTGATAATGGAACAAAAGTAATAGCACAACTTGACACAACTTGGAGATTAAGAAGATTTGAGTGTTGTGTTTATAATGAAACAAATGGATTTACTTTAACTTTACCTGCACCAAGTACCGTTAGTAGTGAAACTATGGCAATATACGTTGATGGTTCAGGAAATCTAACAATTAGAACTGGAACAACAAGAAGTGGTTATAGCGGTGATTGTATAGTTGAATACACAAAGACAACTGATTAATATGGAAAAAGAAATATATCTACATAGAAAAATGGTAATGACTTTATATAGTCATAAGAAAATAAAATATTTATGGTATAAGTTTAGATATAAAAGACAACAAAGGAGAAACGACAAATTATGGACAAAATAACATTAGGACAAATTAAAGAAATATTATTATGGTTTTCAGTAGTTATAGGTGCTATCGGTACAATATATGCGTTGTTTATTAAAGCAATGAACAAGTTTGTATCTCCAATAAAGCAACAAATGTCGTTAGATATAAAAGAGATTAAAGATGAAATAGTTAAATTAAAAACAGAACTAACAATTGCACAAACAAAAGAAACAATGGAAAGATTGAAAACTGATTTAACTTCATTTATATATCTTGCCGATAAAGATATGATATCAGATGGGCAAAAGATAAGGGCTTATGAGGAATATGATGAGTACATTAAATTAGGTGGCAATTCGAATATACATAACGATTTTGAAAGGTTAGTAAAGGAGGGTAAAATATGAAACTAAATGACAAAATCTATAAAGCGTTGAAATGGGGATTAATTATATTTATCCCTGCACTAATAACACTAATTGGAACACTAGGACAAATCTATGATTTTGAAACAGAAACAATAGTGCTAACGATAAGTGCAATTTCAACATTCTTGGGTGTTATCACAGGAATATCAAATTATAATTATAGTAAGGAGAACAAATAATGGAAGAATTAAGACAAGAAGAATGGGAAGGGCAAACAAAAGTTAACGAACTAGATATTGATGAAGTATTAGATAATGGTGGTGATGGAGATGAAACCTCAGACATCATTACCGAATAAAGGGAACCCATTTTACAATACGACTTCAAACGGTGGCTATTCTTGGTGTATCCAAGGAAAACCAGTTGTAAGTGGCTTAAACGTACTAGATAACTGTGTAGGATGGGCTTGCGGAAGATTTAATGAGATTTATGCTGAAGAAACAGGTTATAAAGGAATGAAATATCCTAATTTACATTGTGATGCGGAATACTTTATTGAAAGAGCAAAAAAAATAGGTTTATCTTATCAACAAGAGCCAACAATTGGTGGAATAATGGTATGGGAAGGTATTGATAGCAATGGTGTAAGAAGAGCAGGACACGTTGCATCAGTAGAACAAATCAATGGTGATGGCAGTGTTCTAACAAGTGAAAGTGGTTATAATCATTTTGATTTTAGAAATTATACAAGAATTAAAGGCAATGGAAATTGGGGGTTAAATAGCAATTTTAAATATTTAGGATGTATAATTAACCCAGCAAACCCTAAACCAACACCAACACCAAGCGACTATCCATTTAATGGAATAGTAAAAAAAGGCAGTTATCTTTACAATGAAAATGGTAGCAAATATCCTAGTCCAGCAAAAGTAAACAGAAATGTTGAAGTTTTAGGAGAGCAAGGTAATAGATATAAAGTATATGGCAATACCTTTACACCACATATTGTATATGTAGATAAAGGCAATGTAATAAAAGAAGGTAAGTATCCTTTTAAAGCAGTTCTAAAAAAAGGCAGTTATTTATATAATGCTAATGGTTATAAATACCCTAGCCCTGCTAAATGTGATAGAAATGTAGAGGTTTTAGGGGAATTAAATGGAAGATACAAAATATATGGAACAACATTTAAGCCAAATGTGGTTTATTGCAATAAAAATGATATTAAAAGATAGGCAAATGCCTATTTTTTTATGCTTATTTTTCAATGATTTACAAAAAAGTTAAAAAAGTATAAAAAAAGTATTGACTTTTATAAAATAATTTTATATAATAAGGGTGTAAAAAAGAAAAGGAGATATGAATAAGATGAAAGAAATGATTGAAAGAGAATTAGCAAGAAAAGAAAAATATGAAAAAGAAATGAAAGAAAGATTTTATCAATTTTTAAAAGCACAAAATATTGAAATAGTAAAAGATAATGGTTATAGTTTTTTATTAAAATATAACAATAAAGAATTTGGATTATTAAGTAATCGTGATTGGAATAGTTGGACTAAACATTATCAAGTATGGATAGTTGAAAATAGAAAAACATTAGCAACTAGATGCAGATTAGAATTAGCAATAGCAAAAGCAAAAAAATATATAGATGAGGTGAAATAATATGAGAAAAGAAAACAAAAAAGGTTTATATAAAAGATTAAATGCTTTATTAAAAGAATATGGAATAACAAAAGATGAATGTTATTTTAGAACAGGTTATGAATATAGTTTAGATAACTATATGAATATAAGAATAGAATTAAATAGATGGGAGGAAAAATAATATGGATATCGAAACAAGTTTAATGGTAGATGATTACCCAACACCAAGTGAAAACACAAAAACAATAAAAGGAAGTATAATAGTAACATATACTTTTGAAATGGAAGTACCAAAAGATTGGGATAAAGAAAGAATTGAAGAAGATATAAAAGAAAACAAAAACGAATACTTACAAGAGATAGAAGAAATAAATGAAATAATCATTTAGTTCCTCTTCTTAAACTAGCCAATGCAAGTCCAAAGCCTTGATGAAAAATAAGTGATGGAGAAGGAGAAAATATGAAAAAATATTATGTAAGTAACAACAAAGAAGATTACTTAAAATTATGGGAAGAAGTAGAAACAAAAGGACAACATATTGATGCAGGTTGGAATGGAGATTATCTAGTTGGAACATTTGAATATAACAATAAAATATATGAACTTTGGTACGATATGGAATTAGGAATAATGAGTGAGATAGTTGAAATGGAGGTGAAAGAATATGAGCAAAGAAACAAATAATATGTTAGAGATTATTCACAACAATTGCAAGAAAGAGCAACAAAGGAAAATTAAAGGATATAACGAAGAGCAAGAATACGGCAAGAAATGGTGTCGTAGAATACTAATAACAGGTATTATATGTGTAATACTTGAAGTAGCAACAATAATTATAGAAAGGGTGATTTAAAGTGAATATTGATGATAGGGAAGAATTAGAATTAATAAGAAAGGCATTATTAAGTTATCATAGTTATCTATTTGAAAGAGTTAGAAAAGGTGAAGAAGAACTTAATGAACTATTTTTTAAAGTAGGTTCTATCTATGATAAAATTAATGATTTTTTAGGAGAGTAGAGTATGGAAAAAATAGTAGAACAAAGCGAAGAAATAAAAGACTTAAAAGAAAGATTAAGCAAAGCATCAGTATTGGTAAGGCAATATACTTATTCAATAACTACAAAAACAGGAAAAAAGCACACAAAAGAAAATGTATTTGAATTAAGAAATGAGAAACTAGAAGAATTAATGAAACTATTGGAGGGTTAATATGGTAGTGAATAAGAATGAAACCCTAGATAAACTTATTAAGAAATTAAAAGGTAGCCATTTATGTAAACATTATAAAGAATATGATGAAGAAGTACAACAAATGGTAGAGAACTTATATAATGCAACATATAGAATAGGATTATATGATGCACAAATAGTTTATATATTAGATGAGGCAATGCAACCTTTTAAGAAAGAAAAAGGTTTTGCAAAAATATTTGGATTAGAATAGGAGAAAATTATGAGAAGTTTAATTATATTAAGAGGTAGCCCTGCAAGTGGTAAATCCACTTGGGTTAAAAATATGGGATTAGAAAATTATTGTTTAAGTGCTGATAGTATTAGATTATTAGTTCAAAGCCCAATAATGTGTGATACTGAAAAGCATAGAACAATAAGTCAAAAGAATGATAGTTATGTATGGCAACTATTATTTGAATTATTAGAAGAAAGAATGAAAAGAGGGGAATTTGTTATTGTTGATGCAACACATAGCCGTTCAAGTGATTTTAGTAGATATAATAAACTATGTGAAAAATATAGATATAGAAAATATTATGTAAGTTTTGCTGATGTACCTATTGAGGAATGTAAGAAAAGAAACGCACAAAGGGAAGATTATAAAAGAGTTCCTGAAAGTGTTATAGAAAAAATGTATTCAAGATTAGCAACGCAAGGAAAGACAAGTGGATGGATTGAGGTTGATAAAAATAATTTTTGGGATAGTGTAGGGACAAAATTGTTTGATATGAACAATTATAATAGAATACATATCTTTGGTGATATTCACGGGTGTTATGAACCATTAAAAGAATATTTTGAAAACGAGCCATTTAACGAAAATGATTTTTACATATTTGTAGGCGATTACTTTGATAGAGGAATACAAAATAAAGAAGTAGCATTATTTTTAAATACAATTTATGATAAGAAGAATGTCTTAATGTTAGAAGGTAATCACGAAAAATGGTTTAACTATTATGCAAATGATGAAATAGAGAACATTAAATCGCAAACATTTATGCACAAGACAATACCTCAAATAATAGATTTAGATAAATCTTTATTTAGAAACTTATATAGAAAACTAGGACAAATGGCATATTTTGAGTTTGATAATAAAAAATATATTGTATCACACGGAGGAATAAGTTATGTTCCTGAACAATTACAATTAATTGCAACTGAACAACTAATAAATGGTGTTGGTGATTACAACATTAATATTGATGAAGTGTTTGCAAATAATGAAAAAGACAACAATATTATACAAGTACACGGACATAGAAACACTTATGAAATCGTAGGTACTGACAAATCGTATAATCTTGAAGGAAAGATTGAGTTCGGTGGTGCTTTAAGAGTTTTAAGACTTGAAAAAGGACAAGAGCCAATGATGATAGCAGTCAAAAACGAAATCTTTGCACCACAAGAAGAGGCAAACGAGTTTAGAGAATGTAGAAGTGTTGTAAATAACGATATTGATATAGTACAACAATTAAAAGAAAATGATTATATCAAAGAAAATGATTTAGGCGATAATATTAGTTCATTTAATTTTACAAGCAGAGCATTCTTTAATAGAAGATGGAATGATTTAACTTGTAAGGCAAGAGGTTTATTTATTAATACTGAAACAAAACAAGTTGTTGCTAGAGGATATGAGAAGTTCTTTAATATAAACGAAGTAAAAGAAACTGAATTAGAACACTTGCTAGTTAAGTTTAAAGACAAGCATATTACTTGTTATAAAAAAGAAAATGGTTTTCTAGGAATAATGTCTTGGGTAAATGACAAATTATTCATAGCAAGTAAATCAACAAACGATGGTGAGTTTGCTAAATATTTTAAAGATATTTATGAGAACAGCAATATAAACAAAGAAGTTGTTGAAGATTATTTAAAAAATAATAATGTATCAATAGTATTTGAAGTAATAGACATAGATAATGACCCACATATTATTGAATATGATAAATCAAAATTAGTAATGTTAGATGTTATTGATAACAGTTTTGATTTTAAAAGAAAATCTTATAATGAGTTGTGTGAATTATCAAAATTATTTAATTGTGAATGTAAAACAATTTATTGTGAATTTGATAATATTAGAGATTTTCATAGATGGTATTTAGAAAATACTGATGAAGATAATTTATCACACACAGATATAGAGGGTGTAGTAATTGAATGTGATAACTTAATGACAAAATTAAAATTTCCTTATTACAAGTTTTGGAAATTTATGAGAACATTAAAAGATAGTGTAAATGGTAATAGAACAATAAAGTTATCTACTCTATACAATGCTGATGCAAATTATTTCTATGCTTGGTTAAAAAAACAAGATGAAGATACATTAAACAAAGATATAATAACTTTAAGAAAGATGTATTATAAGGAGAAAGAAAATGAAAAACAAGTATAAATATATAATGGATAATCTACAATATAAATACGATTACTTAATTGCAAATGGCTATAAAGTATTGGCACTATTTCTTCAAGGTAGCCAAAATTATGGTTTAGATGTATATGATGATGATTATAAAAGTGATATAGATGCAAAAGCAATTGTATTACCTACATTAAGAAATATAGTTTTAAATGAAACACCTGTATCAACAACAATAGTATTACCAAATAACGAGCACATTGAAGTTAAAGATATAAGAATTATGAAAGATATGTTTATTAAGCAAAATATATCATATATTGAGTTACTATATACAAAGTATTATATAGCAAATACAGATTATGAAAGTTATGTAAAAAGTTTAATATATATGCGAGATGATATTAGTAATATAAATAAAAATCAATTTTTAAGATGTATTAAAGGTATGTCAATGGAAAAGTATAAAGCGTTAGAACACCCTTATCCAACATTAATTGATAAAATTGAAAAGTTTGGCTATGACCCAAAACAATTACATCACATTATGCGTTTAAATGAGTTTGTTAAAAGATATTTAATACATAAAGAAAAATTAGAAGATTGTTATTGGAGTAGACAACCAGAATTATTAATAGAAGTTAAAAAGGGTAAATATGATTTAGATACTGCTAGAACTTATGCGTTAGATTTTGATAAAGATACAAAAGAGATATGTGATGAATATATTACAAACAAAGAATATATAAATGGCAATTCAATCAATGAGTTAAATAACTGGGTTATGGATGTTATAACTAAATCATTAAAAGAAGAACTAATTGATTAATAACATTAAATATATCTTTAAAACTAACAAAAACACCCTATATACAACGATTAAGATAAAAGTAATACAAATTATCGCAAAAGATAAAAAGTGCGTATATAGGGCTAAAAAGAAAGGAATGATAAAAAATGAATGAAATGGAAAGTTTATTTGATGGTGAGGAATACAAATATTTATTTTTAGATAATGCAAAGAAAAGTTTAAATGATAAGTTTTTAATACCACCTTTTAGTACATTTGACACAAGGCAAGGTTATTGGCAAGAAAGGAAAGATAAGTGGAAAGGTTTAGGTATCAAAAGTGAATTAGGTAGGGATGCACAAACATTTCATATGAAAGATTGGGCTGATAAAAAAGGTGAAAGTGGGGAACTAAAAGGCAATAATTTGCCAAGCGATACAAGTATATTTGACCCTACATTATGCGAAATATGTTATAGATGGTTTAACATAGAGGGGGGGGTAATACTTGACCCATTTGCAGGTGGTAGTGTTAGAGGTATTGTTGCTAACGTATTGGGTTATAAATACATTGGTATAGATTTAAGTGAAAGACAAATACAAGCCAATTATGATAATGCTAATGAACTTGTATGTGATATGGACAAATTAAAATGGATTAATGATGATAGTTTAAATGTTGATAACTACATAGAAAATGATAGTGTTGATATGGTGTTTACTTGCCCACCTTATTATGATTTAGAGGTTTATAGTGATAAGTCAAACGATTTATCAAATATGGATTTTGATGCATTTAAAGATGCATATAAAGAAATATTGCGTAAATGCTTTAAAAAACTTAAAAATAATAGATTTGGTATTGTTGTAATAGGTGATGTTAGGGACAAAAAGGGATTTTATAGAAATCTAATTGACCTAACAAAACAAGCAATATGCGATGAAAATATAGGATTTTATAACGATATTATTTTACTTAATTCGTTAGCAAGTGCAAGTTTAAGGGCAGAAGGACAATTTGTTGCTAGTAGAAAAGTTGTTAAAGTTCATCAAAATGTTTTGGTGTTTTATAAAGGCGACCAAAAGCAAATAAAAAATTACTATAAGGAGATTAATTAATATGAAATATAATTTTGATGTAGGCGATAACATAACAATAACTGATGATTTCATAGATTGGTTGGAAAATTTAAAAAAGGAAAATGAAGAAAATAAAGATAAACTAAAACAAGTAAAAGAAAGCATAGATTTTTATAACAACTATAATGTTGATGAAATTGAACTAATACAAAACATTGAAAAAATAGTAGAATAAAAAATATTTACAAAAGATTAAAAATAGTTTACAATTAAATAAAGGAGGATTATATGAAGTTTAAAGTTGAGAAAAAAGAAGAATTATTACAAGGGAGAAGTATTAAATATTTAAGTTTAGAATTAGAGTGTACTTATGTACATATATGCAATATATTAAATGGTAAAAGTTCTTGTTCTAAATATTTAGCAA